TTACACCTCGTCGGGGAATGCGAAACTGGCCACGATCCGGCGCCGCCAGGGCTGGCTCAGCGGGCTTTCAAGCACCGCGTGGCCGGAATAGGCATGAATGAAGGTCGGATAGGCCCCACCCTGGGCGAGGATGCCCAGGTGCTTGGCCACCGCACCGGCGCGCATGCGGAAGAGCAGCACATCGCCCGGCTGCGGCGCACCCTCGCGTGGCAGCAGGTGGCGGCGCGCGGCGCTCCAGAGGCGTTCCTGCCGCTGCGGTTCGGACCAGTCGGGCGTATAAGCGGGCACCGCTGCGGGCTCCTGTCCCAGCACCTCGCGCCAGACACCACGCAAGAGCCCGAGGCAATCTGTGCCTGCCCCCTTGAGCGAGGCCTGGTGCAGGTAGGGGGTGCCGATCCAGCCACGCGCGGCCTGAACCACCTGGTCCGCCCGGCTCATCGCCGCGATCCCCCGCCGGCAGCCCCGCTCTGAGAGGGATGGACCATGACCCAATCCTCGCCGGGGATATCCGGAAACCCCTGGAAATTCAGCGCATTGTCGAACTTCGCGCGGCAGGTGGCAAAGCGCTTGTCACATCCCGCCTCGAGGCGGAAAAGCGCCCCTGCTCCGGGATCGACCGGCAGCGGCGTCCAGAGCTCGATCTGCCGGATCTCGCCCAGGTCCCGATCCTGCTTGATCGGCACCGAGAGCCCCTCGGCGGGCCCATCCAGAACCTCGATACGACCGTGCGAGAACCAGCCCGCGGCAAAGCCTGCCAGCGCGGGAAAGTGGATCTGCGAGAGGCTCTCGATCCCTGTGGCCTGCACCTCTGCGCGGTAGCCGGGCTGCGCCAGGTCGACGCCACAGCCCTGTCCGCCCAGAACGGCGGCACAGGGTTTCTGGTAGATCCGCCCCATGGGCTGGTTCAACACCTCGGAAAGCCCGCGCAATTCGGCCCGGAAGGCACCACCGGCGCGGGTCAGCTCTCCGATACTGCCCCGGAAGACCACCTGCCGCGCCTCGGGCGAAGCCCAGTTGACCAGCCAGGCCACCACCCCGGCCCCGTCGAAACGGCCTGCCTCGATATCCTCTTCGCGGATCGCGGCATAGCTCAGTGCGCCGATGGCCTCGGAATTGTCGACCGAAAGCCCGGTGCCCTGTTGCAGCGCCGCCGCCGAAAGCCCGGTGTCGGCGCGAAAGGTGATGCCCTCGAAGCTGAGGTCACGGTCGTGATCGGTAAAGCCCAGCACCACGCCGTCCGTACGGGTGATCGCCCAGGCATGGCAGGTGGTGGTGGCGCCGCTTTGCAGATGCGCGGCCAGCTCGCTGTTGAACGCCATCAGACCCGCAGCTCCACCACCGGGACACTGGGTACATCGCCGGCCCGGAAGGAGGCCACCGAGGTCTGGATACGTTCGGTATCGAACCGCACCGGCACGTCGAACTCGAAACCGGCGGTGATCTCCATGCCCGTATTGGGGGCGGTGGCAAAGGTCACCACGCCCGTGGTGACATCGACCGAGTAATGCAGCCCGTCCTGCAACTCGTCATCCTCGACCCCGACGCGCACCGTGCCCAGAACGGGCTTGGTGATGGGCCGCGCATAGCTCTGGGCGCCCGAGGCATAGGTCTTGATCAGCGGAAAGCTGAGCGTCTCTCCATCCCCGATGGCGATCACCTGGTCCCGATAGTCGACCTCCAGGCTGGGCAGGCAGGACTTGTAGTCGGACCAATCCTTCCAGCGGAACCCGTGCAGCTGCCCCTGACGCGCCTCGAAGAAGGCAATCAGCGTCTCTACATCATCGAGAGAGCGCATGGACACCCCCGCATCGAAGCGCCGCCGCGAGTGCTCCCAGGGCGTGTTGCGCTCCTCGAAGCCATTGGCCAGCGTCACCACCTCGGTGCGCCGCTCTGGGCCTCCGGTGGAGCCGAAAGAGAGATTGGCGGGAAAGCGGACCTCGTGGAAGGACATGGCGATCTCCTCAGCGGTTGCGGGCACCGCGCGACAGGGCGCGGCTCATCTGGGCGGCAATCTGGCTTTGCGAACGGCGGAAGCCCTCGACATCCGGAGTCGTGATGTTGATCACCACGTTGGCAGGCCCCTGCCCCTCCATCCGCACGCCAAGACGACCGTCGGCGCCACGCGAGAGCGGCATGATCGCCTCGGGACCCGCCTCTCCCATCAGGCCCGTGCCGCCGCGCATGGGGAAATAGGTGGGAGAGGACACCACGCCGCCCTTGGCGAAGGGCATGACGTTCTGCACCAGCCCGCCGACGCCCTGGGCGATAAGCCCGCCGAAATGGTCCGTCACCGGCTTCACGGCAGCGGAATAGGCGGCGTTGACCATCGAGTTGGCGACGGTCTTCATTGCGTCCGACAGGCGCATCCCGTCGAAGAGCACCCCGTCCAGCGCCCGGCGCAGACCTCGGCTGAGGCCGCGTTCCAGCGTCTGCACATCCTTGCCCGTCTCGGCCAGGGCGCTACGCATGCGGCGCAGCTCACTGTCGAAGCCGGCGGCCATGTCGGCGGCACCGCCAAGGGTCGCATCAAAGCTGTCCACCTGCGCCTGCAGCGCTTCCAGACCGTTCAGATCATCCATTCTCGCCTCCTGTCTGCTCAGCCGCCCCATCGGGGTAGGCCGCCAGCAATTCATCCAGCCGCGCCCGGTTCAGCACCGAGGCAGCCTGCGCGCCCTCCCCCAGCATCAGCCGCAGCTCGGCCGGGGTGAGGGCCCAGAACTCCGCCGGGCGCAGGCCCAGGACCCGCAGCCCGACCTGCATCAGCGCGGGCCAATCGAGGCCGCTCATGCCCGGCCCGCTCATTCCGTGCCCTGCGGCACCGTGAAGGCCCGCGCCAGAAGCTCGGCGGCCTTGCGGGCGGCCAGCATCGGCCCGCCCTCGATCTCGACGCTCAGCAGATCCTCGGCCCGACCCTGCCAGCCACCCCCGCGCAGCCCGGCCACGATCAGCGCCAGCACATCACGGGTGCTGTAGCCGCCACTCTCGAAGCGCTCGACCAGCTCCAGCAAAGAGCCGCTCTCCAGCATCGCTTCCAGCTCGGCCAGGGCGCCGAGGGTCAGCTTCATCACGTGACGCTGACCATCCAGCACCAGCGCCACCTCACCTGCATGGGGGTTGGCCATGATCAGAGCGCCGTGAAGCTGAGCGCGCCGGCCGAAGCCATGGAGAGCTCGTAGGTGGCCTCGCCGTTGTGCGCGCCCGAGTATTCAATCGCCGTGACCTGGAAGGGCCCCTCGACCACGCCGAAGTCGGGGATGATCACCTGGAAGGCCGGGGTTTCGCCATCGAAGAAGATCTGCCGGGCGCGCTCGTCGCTGCCCGCATCCTTGAAGACCCCCGAGCCGCTGATCGCCGCCGAGCGGACGCCAGCGCCCGACAGCAGCTCACGCCAGCCGCCCTGGCTTTCCAGGCTCGTCACATCCACCGCCTCGGCGTTGAAGCTCAACCGCGACGCGCGCAGGCCCGCCAGCGTCTCGAAGAGGCCGGCATCGTTCATGTCCACCTTGATCAAAAGGTCCTTGCCGTTCTGGGCCACCATTGTCGTCACTCCGTCGAAAGGGTTCAGGTGTCTTGCACGCGGGCGCGATAGCTCAGGTCGATGCGGCGCAACTGCCCCGCCTCGTCCCGGCGCGCCCGAGCCTTGAGGAAATTCAGGCTGACCAGGTGACCGCGGCTCAGCGCAGGCATCGGCAGCTCCAGCGCGTCGGAGATGGCGGCGGCCACCTCCTTGGCGGTCTGGAAACCGGCCTCGGTGGTCACCACCGAGATCGTCAGGTCATGCTCCGCCCCGCTGCCGCAGACCGTCGACCAGTCGCGAACCAGCTCGGGACCGAGGCTGACATAGGTCGCGGGCGGGGTGCCCTGGGGCGGCGCATCGAAGATATCGCTGCCGACCAGGGCCATCAGCACCGCATTGGTCGAGAGCTGGCCATAGAGCGCTGCCTGCAGCGCGGCGGAAACCGCATAGCTCATGCCAGCACCTCCTCGCGGGCGCGGCAGCGCAGGAACCGGCCCGAGGCATCGGCCTCCTGCACGGCGTCGATCATGTAGATCCGTTCTCCGTCGCGGAAGCGCTGCCCCGGTTGCGGCCGATTCGAGGCCCCTGGAGGCGCACCGCGCACGATGATCTTCAGCAGGTTCCGGTGCGAGGCCAGGTCAGCGCGCTGGTGCAGCCCGTCGCGGCCCGGCGTGACTTCGGCCCAGAGGATGCCGAGCGCATCCCAGCTGCTCTCGAAACCACCCGCGCCATCAGCGACGCGGACCGGCCGTTCAAGGATCAGCTCTCGGTTCAGACGCGGGATCATTGGCGACCTCCCAACCCGATCCGCATGGGCCGGTAGCGCTCGAGCAGGGCGGTGACCCCGAAGGGGGTGCAGCCTTTGCCGAGTGCCACATCGTTGCGGTACTCGTAGTAATGAGAGGCCATCAGCAGTACCGCCTGCGCCAGGTCCGGCGGCACCTCTTGCCAGCTGAGCGCCGCGCCGGCGGTCAGCACGACCTCGATCCGGCCATCCTTGGGTGGTTCGGGCAAATCGCCCTCGATGGCGCGGAACTTCGGCTCGAAGACGTCCTCGTCGAACGTGTAGTCCGCGGTATCCTGGCTGCTGCGGGCGCCATCCTTGTCGACCAGCGTGACCTGCTGGATCAGCCGCACCGGCGCCAGCGGGAAGGCCTGCGCCTTGGGGTTGGCCCAGCTCTGCACGGTCCAGATGAAGTCGCGCTGGAAGATCGCCTGGCCGGTGCGCCCCTCGACCGCGGCAAGCGCGGCGCGGATGTAGCCCTCCAGCACGTCGTCCTGCGCGCTGTCCTCGGCAAAGCCCGTGCCCAGGCGCAAGTGTTGCCTGAACTGGCCGACCGGCAGGACCTCTGCGGCTACCTGGTTCACTTCGATCAATATCATCACCGTACTCCGATATTCGGGACCGGCCTGTCCGGCCCGCGGCGCATCAGGGCAAGAGCCTCCGACGCGTGCCTCCCAACGTTGCTCGGACGGAGGGAGCTGCTGGACAACGCCTGAGAGAGACACGCGCCCGACGAGGCCGAAGACCCGGCCCCGCCGGTCCGACGCGTCTTACGACGTGCCGAACTTCAGCAGCTTGATGGCGGCGAAATCGCTGACATCCCCGCCGACGCGCTTGGTGGCGTAGAACAGCACATGCGGCTTGGCGCTGAAGGGATCGCGCAGCACGCGCAGGTCCGGGCGCTCGGCCACGGTGTAGCCGGCATGGAAGTCACCGAAAGCGATCGGATAGGCGTCCGAAGCGATGTCGGGCATGTCCTCGGCGATTAGCACCGGGTAGCCCATGAGGCGCGCGGGCTCGCCATTGGCCAGGCCATCGGACCACAGGAAACGGCCATCCAGATCCTTGATCTTGCGCACGGCACCGGCGGTCTTCGAGTTCATCACGAAGGTGCCGTTGGCGCGGTAGCGCGCGCCCAGCGTATAGACCAGGTCGACCAGCGCATCGGCGGGATCATTGGGATCGAAGTCGCCATCGGTGCCCGTGGCCACGTAGCCCAGGCTCTCCCAGGCCCAGGAGGCCTCGGCCACCTTGGTATGGGTCATGAAGCCCTTGGGCTTGTCGGTGCCATCGCCATTGATGAAGGCATCGGCCTCGGCGCGGGCGAACTTGTCGGCGATACGCTCGGCCAGCCAGCCCTCGACGTCGAAAGCGCTGTCATCCAGCAGACGCTGGCTCGCCTTGGGCAGGGCCGAGAGCTCGAAGAGCTCGATGGAGATCCGGTCAACCGCGGGCGTCGAGGTCTCGGAGACGCTGCTCTCGTCGTTCCAGCCGGCGCCCATGTCGCTGGTATCCACCAGCACGTCATAGGAGCTGGCGTTGACGTTCACCACGTTCGCCACCTGGCGGATCGAGGCCGAGCTCTTCAGCACCGAGCTGATCGTGGCCGAGGTCTCGGGGTCCAGCAGGTAGCCGCCATCGCCGGTGATCGAGAGCGCCTTGCCCTCCAGCTCCAGCCCGCGCAGGCCGTCGTCATCACCACAGCGCAGGTAGGCGGACACCGCCTTGCGATGCGGGGCGCCGCTGTCGGCGGCAGAGGCCAGCGCCGGGCGCGCGGCGGTCAGGGATTTGCGATCAAGCATGGTCAGTCGGCTTTCCTGTTGCTGAAGTCTTTCATCAAGTTCGGCGCGGAAGCCTTTGAACTCCCGCATGAAATCCGAAACGGCGGATTTCACCTCGGCCACGGGAGAGAGGCTCTCCCCAGCCCGAGTTTCGGTCTCGGTCATACCCATCGTCGTCTCCTGGGATGGAAGTGAGAGAGCGCCCTAGCGGCCGCCCAATTCGGCCCGCGCGGCCCGGAAGGCCGCCGCCATTTCGCGCAGGGCATCCTCGGCCGGGCTTTCACCCTTGGCCGCGACCCGCGCACTGGGCAGCATCGGGAAGGTCACCAGAGAGACCTCCCAGAGCTCCAGTTCCGTCAGGAGCCTGCGGCCCCCGTCATCCTTTGCCGCCCGCTTGGTGCGGTAGCCGATGGAGAGCCCGTCGATAGCGCCGGCGCGGATAAGCGCGGCGGCTTCGCGGCCCTTCTCGACGCTCTCCAGCAGGTGGCCCTTGACCCAGAGCCCGGTGGCATCCTCGCGGATCTCCTCCCAGACACCGATGGGCTGGGAGGGGTCGTGCTGCCAGAGCATCTTCACCCGCATCCCCTGCGCCGCGATCCGGGCCAGGGAACCCGCGTAGGCCCCCTTCTGCACCACGTCGCCACCCTGGTCGCAGGCCCCGAAGCGCGAGGCATAACCCTCGATCGCCATGCCATCGGCCTCGACTACAAGCTCGGAATCGAAACGGTGGAACTTGTGCTCAAGCCCGGCAAGATTCTGAAAATCCATCACTCTCTCCCATCAGGGCAGTTTGTCGATCACCGACTGGAAGGCCTCGGCCAGGACCACGCCCACGACGCCGAAGACAATCAGCCAAAGCCGCTTTTCCAGCCGCTCCAGCAGCTGCTCTATCCGGTCGATCCGCGCATTCAGCGCCTCGATCTGCAGGCCCGAGAGCCGCTCATGGGCGTCCAGCCGCAGCGCCGGGCCGCATTGGAACTCCTCGTAGCCCGCGCTGCGCCGGATCTCGCGAAGCTCAGACATCCGCGCCATCCAGCGAGGCCCCGCGGGCCTCCAGCGGTGGCAGGCCCAGCAGGGCGCGCTTCTCGGACTGGCTGAGGAAATCCGCCCCCGCCACGCGGCTCCATTGCGCATCGCGCTCGGCGGCAAGCGCCGGCACCTTGTCCAGGTCCGGGCTTAGCTGCAGATCCTCGCCGGTGAAGCGCTCCAGCCACTCCCCGAGCGCCGCCGTCACGCGGGCTGCCAGCGGCAGCACCGTCAGGCGGAAGAAGGCGCGATGTGCCTCCTGGTAATTGGCGTAGGTCGCGTCGCCAGGGATGCCCAGAAGCATCGGCGGCACCCCGAAGGCCAGGGCGATCTCGCGCGCGGCGGCCTCCTTGGTCTTCTGGAACTCCATGTCCGAGGGGCTGAAGCCCATGGGTTTCCAGTCCAGCCCCCCTTCCAGCAGCATCGGCCGACCCGCATTGGCCGCGCCCTGGTGGTAGGTCTCCATCTCGGTCACCAACCGGTCGTACTGGTCCGAGGTCATCACTCCCTCGCCATCGAGCCCGCTGTAGACGATCGCGCCCGAGGGCCGCGCGGCATTGTCCAGAAGCGCCTTCGACCAGCGCGAGGCGGCGTTGTGCACGTCCAGCGCCTGGGCCGCCGCCTGCATGGGCGAGAGGCCATAGTGATCGTCCTGGGGATGGAAGCTCTTGAAATGACAGATCGGAGGCCGCTCTCCGGTGACGTCGAAACGGTGTTTCTGCCCGCCGACCGCATATTCAAAGGCCACCGGCCAGCCATTGGCCCCGGGCACCAGGCTCATCCGATCCGAACGCAGCACATGCAGCTCGACCGGCGCGCCCTCCTCCGCCGACACGGCCTCGAGATAGCCATTGCCGGTCAGCAGCAGCTGGCCGTAGAGGCTTTCCAGCAGCTCGGCGCGGCCCTGGGCCGGGTTGGGGCTGCGCAGCAGGCGCAGCACGGGATGTTCGGAGTAGCGGCGCGCATCGTCCTGCAGCACCAGCGGCAGGGCGGCAGCGGCCTCCGCGATCATCTTCACCGCGCGGAAGCCCACGGGGTTGCCGGCAAAGCCCATGCGGGTCAGAGAGGCTGCGTCACGCGGGCTCCAGGCCACACGACCGGCCGAGCCATAGGCCATGACCCGCCCGGTGGCAGAGGCCTTCCGCTCGGGCGCGGCCTGCGTGGCCCCGGCAGGCTTGGAGGCCCCCTGGCCTGCGTCGCGCCGGAAATAGTCGATGACCCCCATGCGTGTCTCCTTCGCTCGGTTCCGGCCCCCGATCCGGCGGCCCGTTGCGAAGAAAACTGTGATCATTTTGTTAAGAAGCGCCGAGCCCAACGTCCGGAGGTCCGATGCACCAAGTATAAGTGACTTTTTTCAATGCCTTACAAGAATCCACGCCCTATTCCCGCCCGCTAGTCTCTCTCCCCCGGCCCACGCATTGATCACCTCGGAACGCAAAAAGCGCCGGCCCTCGCGGACCGGCGCTTCGCTCTATCTGTCACTTTGCAAATTGCACTTCGCAGTTTGCACTTCGCTTTTTCACTTTGCGGCCTGACTTCGCAAAGTGCGAACTCTGCAAATGGTCAGAGGCTCCGCATCTGCGGACGCCTTGGGGGCTGGGCGCTCAGCATCAGGTCATGCAGCGCCCAGACCAGCGCGTCCAGCCGATCCGGGCTGCCAGTGCCCTCCCATCCCTGCTGCGTCATCTGCGCCAGCTGGTCTTCAAGCGCACCCAACCCTTTCACGTGTCGTACCCGCCCCTGTTCGTAGAGCGCCGCGACGGGTTCGGCCCGTGCGGCCTTGCCACGAGAGGCGCGGACCTTCTTCACTGGCACCAGGGGATCGACCTGTCGCAGAACGGCCTCGACCAGGTCTCCGCCCTGGTTCACCTCCGCCACGATCCGATCTGCGCCATGCCGCTCGAAGGCGGCCACCGCCGCCTCGGCCCATTGCGCCGGGCGCGCCGCCGCGACCGAGGCATCCTCCAGCACATAGGCGCGCCAATGCTGTGGTGCCCCCCTGGCCACCACCCCGGCGACCACGATTCCGCATTCGTCCGAGCCCTCGTGCCCGGTCACGGGCGGGTCCACCGCGACCACGATCCGGCTCAGCTCGGGGATCTCCTCGACCTGGGCGGCGTGAAGCATGTCCGAGGTCCACAGGGCACCCTCCGTCTCGCCCATCAGGAGTCCGTCCAGCTCCTGCCGACCAAGCCGGGTGCCCGCGTAGCGCGCGCGCACCTCTTCAAGAAAACTCTCTGCCAGGTTGGCCCGATTGGCTTCGGTCGGAGCATGTGTGCTCACCGTCGAGGGCGCCTCGAGCAGGCGTTTCAGCACGCCGACGTTGCGCGGGGTGGTGGTAACGCAGATCCGCGGATCATCCCCCAGGCGCAGGGCAAACTGCAGCATGTCCCAGGTCGCCTCGGCCTTCTTCCACTTGGCCAGTTCATCCAGCCAGGCGCCATCGAACTGCGGTCCGCGCAGCGCCTCGGGCTCGCTTGCCGAAAAGGCCTGCGCCTCGGCCCCGTTGGGCCAGACCAGCCGCCGCCGCGTGGCCTGCCACTCGGGCTTCCGGTCTGGCGGAGAGCAGGCCATGATGCCGCTCTCGCCGAAGATCATCACGTCGCGGACCTGGTCGAAGGTCTCTCCGACCAGCGCCAGCCGCCGACATCGCCCCGGCGCCAGAGGCCGCGGGCCCTCGACCTCGGCCCGCACCCATTCCGATCCGGCGCGCGACTTGCCCGCGCCGCGTCCACCCAGGATCACCCAGGACTTCCACTCACCCTCGGGGGGCAATTGGTGCGGCATGGCCCAGAACTCGAACAAGAAAGGGAGAGCACGAAGCTCTCCCTCATCCAGTTCATCCAGAAACCGTTTCTGCACATCCGCATCGGCGGAGGCGATCCAGGCGGCACCCGATCGAAGCCCGCGCGGCGTCGAGGTCGATTTCCTCGGCGCCTCCCTGTCCATTGCGCTGTCGTCCTTCAT